AGTAGCACGTGACATTCCACATGTGTATGAACCTGATAAGATGGCATACTTTGTGGAACGTCACTATGTTCCTGACTTAAAGATAGGCAAGATGATAGTGGAGCTTAAAGGATACTTCAGACAAGACAGTCAACGTAAGATGAAGGCTGTCAAGGCACAGTACCCTGACTTAGATATACGATTTGTATTTCAAAAGGCAAGCTCCACTATACAAGGAGCTAAGAAAAGAAAGGATGGTTCTAAGATGACCTGTCAAGAATGGGCTGACCGTAATGGTTTTATATGGGCAGAAGAAACAATACCAAAGGAGTGGTTGAAATGAGTGTGATAGATGTTAAAGACATGATTGAAACTGATGTGGATTTACAAGCAGAGTTTACTAAGCAAGGTCTAAGTGTGTCTGTCATCATAGGTGATGAGGAGATAGAACATACATCTACTTATGAGGACATGGCTATTGATATGGTAGGTGACTCTGAGAAGTATGACAATGATACACTCAAGAAGATTGCTCAAGGTTTAGATTACATGTCTAAGTTTATAAAGGAGTCAATAGGTAAGGATGAATGATAGTGAGTTCATAAGACACGAAGAGTGTCCTCACTGTGGCAGTAGTGATGCCAATGCTTTGTATACTGATGGTCATCACTACTGTTTCTCTTGTCAAGTATCAACAAAAGCACAAGGTAATGAAGGAGTGATAGCAGTGACTACACAGAAGAGTAACTTTGCTTTCCTACCCATTGAGGTAAAGGCATTAAACAAAAGGAAGATAACTGAGAAGACAGCAAGACACTGGCAGTATGGTGTAGCTATCTATAAGGATAAGAAGGTACATGTAGCTAACTACTATGATAGAGAGGGCACACTCCAAGCACAGAAGGTAAGACTTCGTAACAAGGACTTCCTTGTTTTAGGTGACATGAAGAAGATTGGACTGTATGGTGAACATCTCTGTCGTGATAGGGGTAAGATGATTACCATTGTTGAAGGTGAGTTAGATGCCCTGTCATTGAGTCAAGTGTTTGAGAACAAGTGGTCAGTTGTCTCTGTTCCTGCAGGTGCAGACTCAGCTAAGAAAGCTGTATCTAAATCTCTTGAGTGGTTATGCAACTATGACTCTATTGTTATTATGTTTGACAATGATGAGCATGGTCAGAAAGCAGCAAAGGAAGTAGCCAATATACTGCCACCTAGTAAAGCTAAGATAGCCAAGCTACCACTCAAAGATGCCAGTGATATGTTACAGGCAGGAAGACAGGAGGAACTCATTGATGCAGTATGGGCAGCAAAGACCTACAGACCTGATGGTATCATAGCAGGTACTGATGTATGGGAACTGATTACTGCTGAAGATGATAAGCACTCTGTCTCTTATCCTTATGCAGGTATACAAGAGAAGACAGGTGGTTGTCGTAAGGGTGAGATTGTAACACTCACTGCAGGTAGTGGCATAGGTAAGTCACAACTAGCTAGAGAGTTTGCTTACTCCTTCATCATGCAGGGACAGACAGTAGGGTACATAGCATTGGAAGAGAATGTTAAACGTACCTCACTTGGTTTGATGTCTATTGACTTAAACAAACCACTACACCTACAATCAAATGATGTACCTAAAGAAGAACTAAAGGAAGCTTTTGATAATACAGTTGGTTCAGGTAAGGTGTACATGTATGACCATTGGGGTTCAACTGACTCTGAAAATCTACTATCTAAAATCAGATACCTAGTCAGAGGGTGTCAAGTTGATTATATCGTACTTGACCATATTAGTATTGTTGTGAGTGGATTAGAAGGAGGAGATGAAAGACGTATCATTGACAACACTATGACTAAGTTACGTTCACTAGTAGAAGAACTGAACTGTGGTTTGATACTAGTGTCACATCTTAAGAGACCTTCAGGTGACAGAGGACATGAAGATGGAGCACAGACTTCTATGTCACAGCTTAGAGGTAGTGCTGCAATAGGTCAGCTGTCTGACATGGTGATAGGACTTGAACGTAACCAACAAGACAAAGACAAACCTAACGTAAGTCAGGTTAGAGTATTGAAGAACAGATGGTCTGGTGATACAGGCTTGAGTTGTTCATTAGAGTATAACACAGAGACAGGTAGAATGAATGAGATACAATTCCCTGATGAAGAAGAATTAGAATTCTAAACAGTGCAGAGACACAAGGAGAAACAATGGAATTAATATTTGATATAGAAGCAGACAACTTACTTGATGATGTAACTACTGTGTGGTGCATAGTATGCAGAGATATAACATGGGACACAGAAAAGGTATACACCTTTGAACCCCACCAAATAAAAGAAGGGCTTGTGTTCCTATCAAAAGCAGATGCTCTCATTGGTCATAACATTATTGACTATGACTTAAGAGTACTCAAGAAGTTGTACGACTTTGACTACACAGGTAAAGTAATAGATACCTTAGTATGTTCAAGAACTATATGGTGTGACGTAAGAGAGATGGACGTTGAGCTAAGTAAAACAAATAACTTTCCTCCTAAACTTATGGGTAGTCACAGCCTTAAGGCATGGGGATACAGACTAGGAGAATTAAAAGGTGAGTTCAATGTGGGCAGTGAGAGCTTTGGAGAGTATACCCAAGAGATGTTACAGTACTGTATACAAGACACGAAGGTTACAGCCAAACTCTATTCTAAAATTACTGAAAAAAATTTTAGTAAAAAAGCACTAGACTTAGAGACTGAGATACATACCTTACTACTACAACAACAAGAGTATGGGTTTCCCTTTGATGTAGAAGCAGCTAAAGAATTGTGGTACAAGTTAATGTCACGTAAGTCAGAGCTTGAAGAGGAACTAGTAAATAACTTTGAGCCTACTATTGTAGAGCTAAAGACAAAGACTAAGACAATCCCCTTCAACCCTGCTTCACGTATGCAGATAGCAGACAGACTAATGAAGAGAGGTTGGAAACCTGAAGCCTTTACTGATAGTGGTGAGCCTAAAGTTGATGAAGCTGTACTCTCAAGTATTGATATGCCTGAGGCTAAGATGCTTAACGAGTACCTACTCCTTAATAAAAGGTTAGGTCAGTTAGCTACAGGTAATCAGGCTTGGTTAAAGATGGAGAAGAATGGGAGGATGCATGGACGTGTTAATCATATGGGTGCTGTTACTTCTCGTTGTACTCATTCCAACCCTAACGTTGCTCAAGTTCCTAGTGTGGGTGCACCCTATGGTAAAGAATGTAGGGCACTATTCCATGCTCCTACTGGCTATAGTCTTCTTGGTGCTGATGCCAGTGGTCTTGAGCTACGGTGTCTTGCTCACTACATGGCTGCTTATGACGATGGTTCTTATGCTAACACAGTAGTCAATGGTGACATACATACTATCAATCAAGAAGCAGCAGGTCTACCTACTAGAAACAATGCCAAGACTTTTATCTATGGATTCTTATATGGGTCAGGTGATGAGAAGACAGGTAAGATAATAGGTAAGGGAGCTAAAGAAGGTAGAGCAATTAAGAAGAAGTTCTTGAAGAAACTACCTGCACTTAAGTACCTCAAGGATGCAGTATCAAAAGCAGCAGATGAAAGAGGTTGGGTTAAAGGATTAGATGGACGTGTCATACCTGTTAGGCATAGTCATGCTTCACTTAATACTTTGTTACAATCAGCAGGTGCTTTGATATGTAAGACTTGGTATGTCTTCATAGCTAGAGCTATAAAAGAACAAGGACTTGATGCACAGATTGTAGCATTCATACATGATGAGGTACAACTATTAGTAAAGGAAGGACAGGAAGATGATACAGGGAGACTTATTCAAGGATGTATGGGAAGAGTTGAAAGACACTTCAACTTCAGATGCAAACTTGACAGTGATTACAAGTATGGACGAAACTGGGCAGACACTCATTGAGGCAGTAACTTGTAATGTATGTGATGTGATGCAGCCTATAGCTAACTTTTCAGTTAGGCTATCAGGTGAAATAAAAAGAAAGTGTAGGTCTTGTAAATCAGGTCAAGAAAGAGTAGTACAAAGACTTAGAAAAGAGAACCCTTATCCACCTGAGGATTACTGTTGTCCTATCTGTGAAAGAGATATAAAAGAGATAGGTAAGTATGGTCAACCTAGACTACAACGTTGGGTACTAGACCACTGCCATGAGACTGATACATTCAGAGGTTGGTTATGTGGTAACTGTAACACAGGACTAGGTGGCTTTAAGGATGATGAAGATAAAGTACTAAGAGCTTACAACTATTTGAAAGGACATAGACCATGAACTGTTGGCACTGTAACACTGAGTTAATATGGGGTGGTGACCATGACATTTATATACAAGATGGGTATAACTTTGATGGTATAGTTACCAATCTATCATGCCCTAAATGTCCTACTTATGTGGACGTATGGTTAAAAATGGGAGATGATATAGATGATAAGATTACTAATTGATGGAGACATCGTAGCCTACAAAGCTGCCACTAGTGCAGAGATACCTGTCAACTGGGGTGAAGGTCTTTGGACTTTACACTGTTGGGAGGATGATGTTAAAGCTAGAGTTGACGAACAGATAACTAAGTTAATGGAAGCTCCAGTTACTACACATCTCATAGCTTTCACAGACAAGCATAACTATCGTAAAGACATAGCTGCTTACTACAAACTAAATCGTAAAGAAGTACGTAAGCCTATGTTACTTAACTGGGCTAAAGAATATATGAATCAAGAATACAACGTTGAAATATGGAAAGGACTAGAAGCTGATGACGTACTGGGTATACTTGGTAGCCAAAACAAAGACAATATTATATGGTCTGCAGATAAAGACTTACTCACTATACCTGCAAATCATTGGATTGATGGAGAAGTGGTTACTATTACTGAAGAAGAAGCTGACTACCAGTTCTACTATCAAACACTTGTGGGAGACACTACTGATAATTACAAAGGGTGTCCTAGTGTGGGTGCTGTTAAAGCTAAAAAGATTCTTGAGGGGAATTGTACGTGGGAGGCTGTTGTCAATGCGTTCAAAGCTCAGGGGTTATCAGAAGAAGTAGCATTAGAGAATGCAAGACTAGCACGTATACTACGTGATGGAGAATATAACAGAGAAACAGGAGAGGTAAAACTATGGTCACCAAAAAAGTAGAGGCAGTGGATATGGTAAACAACCCACCACATTATAACAAAGGTAAGATAGAAACTATGGATTACATAGTCGATGCCTTAGGTGAGTGGGAGGCAGTGAGTTACTGTCAAGGTAATATCATTAAGTATCTAAGCACTAGATTATTTACTAAAGGTGACCCACTACAAGATGCTAAGAAAGCAAGATGGTATCTTGATAAGATGATTGAACTACTAGAAGAAACAAAGGGGAAGAACTGGTAATGGATTTTAAAACATATCAAAAGTTAGCTAATGCTACAGCAATATACAACAGTAAGTTTTCTATACTATATCCTACACTTGGATTAGCAGGTGAGGCAGGTGAGGTAGCAGAAAAAATTAAGAAGATTATCAGAGATGATAAACAAATCGTAGATGAGAAGGAAGACATAGCTAAAGAACTAGGTGATGTATTGTGGTACATTGCTGCTATAGGTAGAGACATAGGTTATAGTCTTGAAGTTATAGCTGAGATGAACATAGAGAAACTAGCTGACCGTAAAGAAAGAGGAAAGATAAAAGGAGAAGGGGATAACAGATGAACAACTTACTGCCAACAGACTATCAAACATTCATAGCTACTAGTAGATATGCTAGATGGTTAGAAGAAGAGAACAGAAGAGAGACATGGGGTGAGACTGTAGGAAGATACATGTCCTTCTTAAAGAAAAGCACAGACAAGGTAGAGCCTGAGGTATGGGAAGAACTAGAAGAAGCTATACTTAATCTACAAGTTATGCCTAGTATGAGAGCCTTAATGACTGCAGGTGTTGCAGCTGAAAGAGATAACACTTGTATCTACAACTGCTCCTACTTACCTGTTGACCACATACGTGCCTTTGATGAAGCTATGTTTATCTTACTATGTGGTACAGGTGTAGGCTTTAGTGTAGAGAGACAATCAATATCTAAACTACCTGACATCCCTGCTGAGTTAAACCAAAGTAATGATGTTATATTTGTAGAAGATAGTAAAGAAGGTTGGGCAAAAGCTTTACATAAGTTATTGTCACACCTCTACACAGGTGATATACCTAAGTGGGATGTGTCTTCTGTACGTCCTGCAGGTGCTAGACTCAAGACCTTTGGTGGTAGAGCTAGTGGTGCACAACCTTTAGTAGACTTGTTTAACTTTGTAGTAGAAAAGTTTAAGGGTGCTGCAGGTAGAAAGCTTAACTCTATTGAGTGCCATGACATCATGTGTAAGATTGGTGAGGTTGTAGTTGTAGGTGGTGTTAGACGTTCAGCTATGATTAGCTTGTCTAACCTAAGTGATGGACGTATGGCTAAAGCTAAGTCAGGTTCATGGTGGGAGAACGAAGGACAACGTGCACTAGCTAACAACTCTGTTGCTTATACAGATAAGCCTGACATGGAAGGGTTTATGAGAGAGTGGTTGTCTCTTGTGGAATCTAAGTCAGGTGAGAGAGGTATCTTCTCAAGAGTAGCAGCAGATAAACATGTGGCTATGAATGGACGTAGAGAAACAGGACATGAGTGGGGTACTAATCCTTGTTCAGAAATAATCCTAAGACCCTACCAGTTCTGTAACTTAACTGAGGTTGTTGTACGTGCATCAGATGATAAAGAAAGTCTTAAGAAGAAAGTAAGACTAGCTACTATACTAGGTACAATACAATCTACCTTTACTCACATGCCTTACTTACGTAAGATATGGAAGAAGAACACAGAGCAAGAAAGATTACTAGGTGTATCACTAACTGGTATCATGGATAACATGGTATTATCTAAGACACTAGATAGTAAGACATGGTTAAAAGAGATGAAAGAACTAGCTATAGATACTAACATCTACTACTCTGCTATCTTAAAGATACCACAATCAGCAGCTATCACCTGTGTCAAACCATCAGGTACTGTATCACAGTTAGTTGATAGTGCTTCAGGTATTCATGCTAGACATAGTGACTACTACATTAGAACTGTACGTGGAGATAATAAAGACCCACTTACAATGTTCTTAAAAGATAGTGGTATACCTGCTGAACCATGTGTTATGAAGCCAGACTCTACTACTGTGTTTAGCTTTCCTACTAAATCACCTACTGGTTCAGTCACTCGTAATACTATGACTGCTATAGAACAGTTAGAACTATGGAAACACTATGCCTTAAACTGGTGTGAACATAAACCTTCTGTAACTATCACAGTTAAAGATGAAGAGTGGATGGAAGTAGGAGCATGGGTGTATAAGAACTTTGAGATATGTTCAGGTATTTCTTTCTTACCTCATAGTGACCATACATATGCTCAAGCACCTTACCAAGATATAACAGAGGAGGAGTATAATGACCTCAAGAAACAGATGCCTACTAAAATTGATTGGACTGCTTTATCGTTATATGAGAAGAAAGATACTACCAACAGTAGCCAAACTTTAGCTTGTACTGCTGATGGTTGTGAGATAGTTGATATCTAAAGTTACAACATTAGCGAAAGTTTGCATACATGAAATTACTAGGCAACGATTTTAACATTACAGATGGGTTACTTAACCATCTAAAAGTGTTATACCCTAACAAACTTCCGTTAGAACAAGTGTCCCCTGAAGAACTAAGCTTTCTCAGGGGTCAACAATCTATAATACAGAAGCTTGTTGAATTACAAAACAACGATTTTAACACAGAGGAATAAAATATGGGTGGATTATTAGGTGGGAGAAGTCCTGCACCACTCCCTACTCCTGCACGTCCAGTTACAGCTGTAGCTAAAACTCCAGATATAGAGCTAGACGATACAGATTTAGAGAGTACAACATTACAAAAAAAGAAAACAGGTAAGAAAGCTTTAAGAGCAGATTTAGCTATGACTGATTCAACTCAAACAGGAAGCACAGGGTCTGGTTTACAAATACCAAAAGGATAATATTATGGGTGGTATATTAACTTACAATACAGGTGCAATGAAGAAGCTTAGGGGTGAAGATTCTAAAGATATAGACCAGAATACCACTATGCCTTTTGATGGAAAAGAACCTGAACCAACAGAAGCTGTCTCAGACAGTAAATACAAAAAGAATAAAGTTCAACTAATGCCCTTTATAGAAGGGGGTATACCTAAGGATTAAGATATGGAAATGGAAACAGGAAGTGTGGCTAAACGTTATAGTCAGCTTGAGAGTGAACGAGATACGTTCCTTGAGAGAGGACGTGAAGCTGCTAAACTAACTATACCTACTCTTTTACCAGAGGAAGGACATAGTAGTTCATCTATATATCCTACACCTTATCAAGGTATTGGAGCAAGAGGTGTAAATAACTTAGCATCTAAATTATTACTTGCACTACTACCACCTAACAGTCCTTTCTTTCGTTTAACTATTGATGACTTTGATTTACAAGCAATAGCTGGTGATAACAGAGGACAAGTTGAAGAAGGATTAGCACGTATTGAACGTGCAGCTATGGCAGAGATAGAGTCTAAAGCTATTAGAGTACCAGCTTTTGAAGCCCTTAAACTACTTATAGTAACAGGTAATGCATTAGTATATATGCCTAAACAAGGTGGTATGAAGGTGTACAGACCAGACCGTTATGTTACTAAACGTGACACAATGGGTAACTTATTAGAAGTTATTACTAAAGAAAGTCTTAATGTTTTAAACCTACCTGAAACAGTAAAGGTATTATTACCTGAGTCAGACTCACCTGTAAAGAACTATGACTTATATACTAAGGTGTGTCTCATTGATAGAGGGTGGGAAGTATACCAAGAAGTAGCAGGTATAGAAGTACCTGAGTCAAGAGGTATGTTTAAGAAAGACCAGAACCCTTATATCCCACTACGATTTATTCGTATTGATGGAGAAGATTATGGTAGAGGTTTCATCGAAGAATATCTAGGTGACCTACGTAGTTTAGAAGCATTAACTCAGTCTATTGTACAAGGTTCAGCTGCTTCTTCTAAAGTATTATTTCTTGTACGTCCTAATGGTACAACAAAGTCTAGCAGTTTAGCTAAAGCTCCTAATGGTGCTTTCATAGCAGGTGATGTTAATGATGTTTCAACATTACAAGTACAAAAAGCTAGTGACTTTCGTGTAGCATTAGAAACTATGAGAATGATTAACGATAGATTAAGTGCAGCATTCTTGTTAAACACTAGTGTACAAAGACAAGCAGAACGTGTCACAGCAGAAGAGATACGTTTCATGGCACAAGAACTAGAGACTTCTTTAGGTGGTGTATATTCTATACTGTCTCAAGAGTTTCAGTTACCATTAATAAACTTACTACTTGAGTCATTAACAAAGCAAGGCAAGATGCCACGTATGCCTAAGGAAAGTATCAAACCTACAGTAGTCACAGGTATTGAGGCACTAGGACGTGGACAAGACTTAAACAAATTAGCTACATTCTTGCAATATCTACAACCACTAGGTCAAGAGATTATTGCTAATGAGATGAATGTAGGAGATTACATAGATAGACTAGCAGCATCATTAGGTATTGATACCTCTGGTCTAATTAAATCTGAGCAGCAGAAGATGCAAGAACAGATGATGATGCAACAACAACAACAAGCAATGTTAGAACAACAAACAGTAGCTGGTATGGCACAAGGTGCTGCACCTAACTTAGCCAAGGCTGCTGTAGAAGAAGGATAATAATATATGGCAGAATCAATAAATACTTTTCAACCAGAAGCTCCAGAATCTGAAGAACATCAACAAGCTATGCTTGACAGAGAAAGAGTAGGAGAGGTAGATGAACGTCCTGAGTGGCTACCTGAAAAGTTTAAGAGTCCAGAGGAGATGGCTAAAGCTTACGCATCTTTAGAATCAAAACTAGGACAACCCAAAGAAACTACAGAGGAAACAGAAGTATCCCCTACTGAAAGTCCATCTGAAGTTGCAGACCTATTAGATAGTAAAGGTCTAGATTTCTCAGCATTTCAACAAGAGTATGCTGACACTGGTACACTATCAGAGGAAGCTTATCAAGCTTTACAAGAGGCAGGTTTCTCTCAACCTCTGGTAGATTCTTGGATAGCAGGGCAAGATGCTCTTGCTGAATCCACAAAACAAAGTGTATATTCTTTAGCAGGTGGAGAACAACAGTATGCTAGTATGGTAAACTGGGCTTCTCAAAATCTACCTGAACATGAGATAGATGCTTTTAATGCAACAATGAATACGCAAGATAGAAATATGATTCAACTTGCTGTTCAAGGTATGTTTGCACGTTATCGTTCTGAAGCAGAACCTAACCTTATACAAGGTAACAATAGTTCTGGAACTTCAGGTGGGAAATTTGAAAGTACTGCACAAATGACTGCTGCTATGTCAGACCCTAGATACGCAAATGACCCAGCCTACAGACAAGAGGTAGCTAATAAGTTAGCAAAGTCTAGTCTGTTCTAATATTGTTGTTCAGGTTGGGGGAGTATTCCCCCTTCCTTTTAAGTACACGATTAACTTGGTGTATTTAAAAGGAACTGATCATTCCTACACACTAAGCTAGAAGACAAACGATTACCCCTGACCCCTTGCGAGGGACAATCTTGGAGAAAGGATGTAGAAATGCTGAGTGTAATTTCAACTCAACTTAACTACTAAGAGGTAATTTAAAAATGGCACAAGCTGCTTCAAACCCTGCTTACACCGTAAGTTTTCAGGGTCAAACCAATAATACAGGTGACGTTAGAGACCTGTTCCTCAAGCTATATGCTGGGGAAGTCCTAACTGCATTTGAAGAAAAGAAAGTCCTAATGGACAAAGTAAGAACTCGTACAATTAGTAAGGGTAAATCTGCATCATTTCCTTTGACAGGTAGAGCAACAGCTGAATACCTAACCCCTGGGAATGAGATTACAGGTGGTCAAATCAGAGCCAGTGAGAGAATTGTAACTATTGATGACTTGCTCATCTCTAGTCAGTTCATTGCTAACATTGATGAGGCTATGAATCATTACGATGTAAGAAGCATCTACTCTAAAGAAGCTGGTATTGCATTGGCTAATGAAGCTGATAGAAACGTTGCAAGAATGCTTGTTAAAGCTGCGTTATCAACTAATGCAGCAAGAGCAGCAGCCCTTGTTCAAGGATACAAAGACTTCACTGAAGAAGACTTTACAGGTAACGTAACTATTGGTACTGCTACTGCAGATTCTTTAGACCCTGCTAAACTAGCTAAAGCTATCTTTGATGCAAAGAAAGAGTTTGACATCAAGAACGTTGACCATAGCAATGCTGTGGTAGCTCTTGCTCCAAACCAGTACTATGCATTACTAGACGTTTCAGACGGTTCAAAGCTAACTTATATGAATAAAGACTTTGGTGGTAACGGTAATATTGCAGGAGCAACTGTTCCTATGATTGCTGGAATGCCTGTCATTATGTCTAACCATGCTAACGTATCTAACCTATATGTAAACTTTACTACAGGTGATGCTAACGAAGGTAAGACTTCTGACAATGCTCCACTAGCTAATACTGCTGGTTCAGGAAGAACTACACACTATGACTTACCAACTGCTGCTGTAGATGGTGCAGACATGGTGGCTGTTGCTTCTAAAATGAGAGGCTTTATCTTTACACCTGAAGCTGTAGCTACTGTAAAGCTACTTGACTTAGGTATGGAATCAGAGTACCAAATCAATAGACAAGGTACACTAATGGTAGCCAAATATGCAATGGGACACAACGTATTACGTCCTGCTGCTTGTATTGGATTACTTGAAGTTTAATTATAATAACAGGGAGAGGTTTCTAGAGCCTCTCTCTATTTTTATTGGAGTGTATTATGCCAGAAGTAGGTGGAAAGAAATATAAATATACTAAAGAAGGTATAGCTAAAGCTAAAAAAGAATCTAAAGAAACTGGTAAGAAGATGTCCTTTGGTGGTATGCCTCAGAAACAAGTAGCTGCTATAATGGCTAAGTATGGAAAGAAAAAGAAATGAGTATAGAGTATAGGGGAGAAACCTTTAGTGGTTTACGCATACCTAAACGTACTCCTTCTCATGGAACAAAGTCACATGCTGTATTAATAGGAACTAAAGACCAACCTAAGATGATTAGGTTTGGTGAACAAGGTGCAAAGACTAATCAATCTGCAGAACAACGTCAACGTTTTAAAGATAGACATAGAAAGAATATTGCAAAAGGTGAGACATCTGCAGCTTATTGGGCTAACAAGACTAAATGGAAAGCATAGGAGAATGCAATGGCAGGAACAACACAACTAGATGCAGTCAATACTATGTTATCTGCTATTGGAGAAGCACCAGTAAGTAGTTTGTCATCTGGATTGATAGAAGCAGAAATAGCTGAAACAATATTAAACACAATAGATAGAGAAGTACAATCTATGGGTTGGCACTTCAACAAAGAATTAAATAAAAGCTTTGCTCAAAGTACAGGTGGTGAAATACTTTTACCTAATAACATATTAAGAGCAGATGCTACACTTGCACCACAGAGTCCAGACTTAGTACAACGTGGTTTAAAGATGTATGATAAAAAGAACCACACGTTTAACGTAGGCACTAATGTATATTTAGATGTTATAGTACAGTTAGACTTTGATGACTTACCTGAGGTAGCTAAGAGATATATTATCCTACGTGCTACTAGAGTCTTCCAAGATAGAGTAGTAGGTTCAGGTACATTACATGATTTTCAATTAAGAGATGAGCAAACTGCGTTATTAGAACTAAAAGAATTTGACCAAATAACAGAAGATAATAATATCTTTGACAACTATGACACATATGCTATCATCGACAGACAGGGACGGAGAACACTTTAATGGCACTCATCAGTCAATCTATCCCAAATCTTATAAATGGGGTATCACAACAACCACCATCTTTAAGACTTAGTACTCAAGCAGAACTACAAGAGAATGGTTTGTCTAACGTTGTTACAGGTCTATCTAAACGTCCTAGTAGCTCACATATAGCTGACTTAGGAACAATCTCTAACTTAGATAAAGCTTTTATACATACTATTCGTAGAGATGAGAATGAATTTTATTCTATGGTAATAGATACTGCAGGTACTATAAGGGTGTTTGACAAAGATGGTGTATCTAAAACCGTAACTAATAATGCTGCTTCTTACTTAAGTGGTTTGTCTATTCCTAGTAAAGAACTAGCAGCTGTATCAATAGCTGATACTACTTTCATAGTAAATAAAAATACAACTGTAGCTAAAGGAACTGCTACATCTACAACTCGTAATCCAGAAGCTTTAGTATATGTTAAGCAAGCTGACTATTCCTCAACTTATCGTGTAGTTTTAACTAAAGGTGTTAATACAAGTACTGTAGAATTTGCTACAAAGTCTTCAACACAGGATTCAACATCTGAAACACAGAATGCAGAACGTGGTGCAGCTACAGATATTATTGCAACTAACTTAGATACCTTTTCTGGTACTGCTGTTAGTACAACTTACTATCAAAATATTATTAATGGTAGTGCTGTATCAGGTTTAACAGTTACACGTTATGGTAACGTATTACACATTCAATCTACTGACTCTACAGACTTCCAAGTAGAAGTAGGAGACTCTCATGGTGGAGAGCATTTATTTGTATTTAAAGATGAGACAG